TGTAAACCACACAAACCACACAACAAAATCTGACAAATGTCAGGAAAGGAACTGAAGATGAATGAAGAACGTAAAGTGCAGAAGGCCAAGATTAGTTTGATGCGTAACCCCAAGTTTGCATTGCTCTCTGGCATATTGATGGTTGGTCGTACGTCAGTAGACGATAACACACCGACGGCTAGGACTAACGGGCGTGATGAGGTGTATGGGCGTGCATTCGTTAACGAGCTTACTGATAAAGAGCTTGCGTTTGTAATTGCACATGAAGCATCACACAAGATGTATCGTCACCTCACTACATACAAGAAACTGTACGAAGAAGATCCAAGGCTGGCCAATGGTGCTTGTGACTACGTCATTAACTTGATGCTCGCCGACTCAGATACCGAAGAAAGCGTCATAGCATTTCCTAGATACAAGTCAGGTGCGAAGCGTGGCGAGTTGATGGGTCTTATCGATGAGCGGTTCCGAGGTATGCACAGCAAGCAAGTGTTCGACATACTGAAAGAGGAGGATGATGGGTCGGGCGGAGATGGCGGTGGCGAAGGGTTCGATGTCCATGATTGGGATGAAGCGACCAAGGGTATGAGCGAGGAGGAGAAGAAGGACTTAGCTAGGGATATTGACCAAGCCGTAAGACAAGGACTCATGGCTCAGCAAAAGATTGCGGGTAAGGGCGGGCTCGGTGGAGACCGAGAGCTAGAAGAATTGCTTGCACCCAAGGTGGATTGGCGTGAGGTGTTGCGTGAGTTTGTGAAATCTACATGCAGTAACAAAGACACCTCATCTTGGCGTAGGGTTAACCGACGCTATCTGTCGGGCGATGTGTATATGCCGAGCATGATTGGCGAGAAGGTTGGTCATCTTGTGATAGCGATAGATACGTCGGGTTCGGTGGGCAACAGAGAGATGGCAGAGTTCTTATCCGAAGTGAAGGGCGTAGCCGAGGAGGTCAATCCCGAGAAGGTGGACATCATCTACTGGGACGGCGAGGTTGCGGGTCACGAAGAATACGAAGGGAGTGCAGTGGCAGATATCGTTAACTCTACTAAGCCCAAGGGTGGGGGTGGTACATCACCAAGTTGCGTGTCTACATATCTCAACGAGAAGAAGATTGTGCCTGAGTGCATCGTCATGCTAACCGATGGGTATGTGGGTAGTGACTGGGGCAATGACTGGCCATCACCGTTGTTATGGGCAATTTGTGGAGGTAATGATGCAGTTGCAAAACATGGTAAAACGATTCACATCAAAAACTAACATCAACTATTCAAACTGGAGGAACTACAAAATGATGATCGTAAATATTGGTTATACCGAGTATGCGTTACCAACAAAAGACGCCGTCACCATCATGGAGATACTATCCAATGCGCAGAGGTACGAGGAACGGTACATAAGCAAAGACGCTAAGAACAACAACACAGGCGAAGCCTATCACACATACCATGTGTATGAGAATGACATAACAGTCAGTGCGAAGGTTATACCTAACGAGAAATACAGAATGGCTAAGTTAGCAGGTAAGCCTGAGAGACCCTGACATTTGTCAGCTTTTTAAACCAAGGAGTAAATTATGAGTATCAGTTCATCAGCAGTATTAGTCGAGTTGAATATCAGCGTATGGCCAGCGAGCAAGGTCGACAAAGAGACAACCGACGCAGTCAATACCAACGCATCCGCAGTCAGAGATGCCAGCCAAACCAAGAAGAATCTTTTTGCGGGTACGAGTATGCGTAAGGACATCGACAAGTTCGCCGCCCGAGTGCGTCTGTATCACAACCAACACACATTGCCTTGGGCAGACAAGGGTCAGAGACTTCTACCTACGAAGCTATTCATGGAGTACAAGCAGACGATGGATGGGTTTGAGCATACGTTCAACATGATGTGTCAGAATTTCTTTGTGATGTATCCAAACCTAATCCAAGATGCGGGTACGTCGCTAGGCACATTGTTTAAATTAAGTGATTACCCCGACATCGAGGAAGTCAAGGGCAAGTTTGGATTTCGTCGCTCGGTTGACCCAATCCCTGAGAGTGGTGACTTTCGGTTGGATGTAAGCAACGCCGACTTGGAAGATATCAAGACGCAATACGAAGCTAAGTTTGAAGAGAGACTAGCAGATGCTATGCGTGCTCCGTGGGATCGTCTACATACTACGCTAACTGCAATGTCCGAGAAGCTCAAGGATGAGGGCAACGAGAAGAAGCGGTATCACGACAGTCTATTGACGAATGCCCAAGAGTTATGTGAGTTGTTGACCAAGCTCAACGTGACCAACGATCCGAAGTTGGAGGAAGCTAGGCAAGACCTTGAGCGTTCTATCCTAGGTGTAAGCATGGATGCAATCAAGGAAGATGGGTTTGAACGAGAGACCTTGAAGAAGAAGGTGGATGCAATTATCGGCAAGTTTGATTGGTAGGAGGTTAGTATGGGTTACAGAAGCGAAGTATGTGCAGTATTCTACTGCCCGAAGGAAGACTATCCAGTAATGAAATTGTTCATGGATGAGAACGAACCAAAGGACAATCAGTTGTTTGATAAGAGCAACGAGGATTATTACGAGGTTTGTGACTTGGACGATAAGATGATGGTCAAGTTCTTATTTCCCGATGTCAAGTGGTATGAAACTTACCCCGAAGTCATAGCGTTCATGGAGTTCATAAAAGCTTTTGCTAAGATAGCCAACAGTGGTTCAAGTACATGGGAGTACGAGTTCATCCGTATAGGTGAAGAGTACGAAGATATTGATACGCAGGAGTCTGATGACAACGATCATTTAATCAGCGTACGTCGTGAAATTGAGTTTAACTTTTAAGGAGGTTAGTATGGCTATATATCAAAGACCACACGCAGATGGGATTGAGAACATCCGCACAGATAAACCATACCATAAGTATGCGGTGCGATGGGTAACAAGTACTAATCCTGAGAATGAGTTTTATATTGTCCACTATGAGATAGTTGACGTAGCCCTAGGACTTATTCATTCTAGCGATCAGGTGGTATACAGAACGAAGAGTAAAGACGAGGCCGATATGTATTGTCAGTTTTTAAACAAGCAAGATGAAATTGAAAGGAACTAATATGATCAACGCAATGGAACTAAGCAACGTAAAGTTGGAGAAGAATCAAAACAAGGTGGGCGTGGAGATGCACAAGCACCTGAATGAGTTTGTCGTAACACTTGCTACCACTAATCCAATGTGGGAGTTTGTCGGCGAGAAAGATTATCATGACAAAGTATGGCAAGTACAAGTCAAGTTAGATGGCGAGACAATCGGTGTAGCTAGGCAAGAACACTCAAGCCGTTCAGGGGGCCCAGCAATCAGAGTTATGTCTGACAACCTACCCAGTGGGAGGATGAGATCATCGGATATAAAGAAGGCAGTAAGGGAAGCTAAGAAAGCATTCATGCCTAAGAGTCTTAAGCAGTTGATGGATGACTCGGTAGATTCAATTAAGAATACTATTCTTATGCAGATACGATTCAAGGAAAGGGATGCGAGAGAACATCAAGTCAAGATACATGACTCTGTGTATAGGTTTGCGTTTGAGCGTAAGCGAGATGAACTGTTAGCATATCTAACGCAATCAGAAGTAACGCATCTGGAGAAATTTGAGAGCGCGAGAACAGAGGGGGATGAGATCAATAAAATTCGTGATGCGAGTAACAAGGCATATGTCCATATGCACAAGGGAAAATATATTGTGAAGGTACTTGACAATGTACAAAGCTATGACGATAATACGCTACCCGAGGAATACAAGGCGAAGATCGGTATGCTTAAACTTATCGAAGACGAGCAGTGTATATCAAACGTGGGATGTAGGCATGACAAAGATAATTTCTTAATTGTGGTATAGGAATAACTATGGATACTAGGATACTTAAACGAGCAAGGGAGATGTGGTGCTTAGACTACATACCCTACTGCCAACAACGGCACAACATGAGGGAGTGGGTTCGAGCTATCCGCATAGTCAGAGATGGTGGGAACTGGCTTTTATTGAAACAAGTCCAACGCAAAGAGGTGGTGACATGAAACCAAAAGATTACATGGTTCTAGCTATGTGTGTAGAACAGGGTATCAACATGGGCTGGGCGAGAGCCCACAAACACGACCCCAACCCCGATGAAAAACGGATAAAGGATTGTATAGATGAAGCGGTGATAGCAGAAATTTGTGAGTGGTTTGATTTTTATGATGGAGAAAACAAATGAAGATTGAAGTTGAGCGCATAAAAGAGAATGAGGATGGTTCGGCCGACTGCGTGATAAACATGGATAAAGAAGGTACTGACTTCATAGTTAGGTATGGCATAGTATCCGCAATTAAAGATGCAATCAGTGTATCAAAGGCTGACTATACCCCACGAGTATACGGAAAAGACACACAGATTTCAGACATGGAGTACATGAAAGACTTGGTAGACAAGCAAGATAAACTATTGCAAGACCAAGCACTACTAATCGAAAGGCTACGCAAAGAGCCACTATCCGATGAACGTATCCATGCCTTGTACAGAAGAACGATGGACTGGAGACAATTCGCTAGGGATATTGAAGAAGAACATGGGGTGGGACTATGAGTAAAAGTTTAAAAGCCTACGTTCGGAGTATCATCGATGGGGTCACATTAGGTTCTCCTGAAAACTCTAATCGACAACTCAATACTCTGCAATCTGATACCGAAGTAAAGTTTGGGGTCATCGAAGCATTGAACGGCAAGATCATTGAGATCAGCACATATAAGTCTAACCCGACTGGGCCTGACTGGACTCATCAAGCGTATATTGTAAGAGATGGAGAGACACTAGCAGAAGCTATGGCAACTGTGGTTATTATGAAGGGGTTAGAGCGATGAAAAAGTATGATGGGTTTGACGAGGCAATCATTGGATATGCTTCAGTATGGCAAAACAGATCCCGGGTAACCACAATAGTTTACGACGGCGAGAAGATGTGTAAGGTATTGGCCGACAGGGATGGTATGACATTTGACGAAGCCCGAGAGTTTGTCGAGTACAACATTGAGGGTGGGTACATTGGCGAAGATACACCTATTGTGGTATGGCCTAGCGATGCACTGCTGGAAATTGTAGAAGACGCAGATTGGAGTGACGAATGATATTCGACCGAATTGATGAACTAAAAACAGGATTAGAAAAGAAACGGAGTGGCCGTGGTTTGGGTAAAAAACCCGCATTGACTCACTTGAGCCTACGTTTACCTAAAGATGTACTGGATTACTACGAGAGTAAGTATCCTTATACAAAGCAAGCGAAGATGAGAGAAATATTAACACAACACATGAAGAAAGAAATAGCAAATGAAACTAACTAAAACACAAAAGATTCGTAACTACATCGAAGCAAACCCCGAAGCGACCACATCGGAGATCGTCAAAGCAACCAAGGCTGAGCCATCTTACATCTACGTGGTTAGGAACAAGATGAAACACGCAGCGATTGAAAAAAATATAAACAAGCACATGGACAACATTAACGCTATGAACGAAGCAAAAGAAGAAGCGGACACCGCCTCATTGTTGGCAGAATTTGCTAAGCGATTTGAATTAGATGAAGCCGACAGTGTCAATCATCCGTTGCATTACACCGTCGGTGGTATCGAGACCATTGACTTTATTGAAGCGAAACAACTTGGGTATCACCTCGGCAACGTAGTCAAATACGTCAGTAGGGCTAAGCACAAGGGCAATACGCTCGAAGACTTAAATAAAGCTAAATGGTACTTAGATCGTGCCATTGCTAAACTAAATTCTTAACTGCGGAATCATAATTGGACGAGTGGCCTAGCCTTACAGATGTGACGGCACTTGTGGTACTATGCTCTCCGCAGTGAGAGTTTGTGGGCATAGTACATCCTAAGCGTGAGGGGGGCACGTAATCTGTATATCCCCCCAATTCCTGACATTTGTCAGGTTTTTATTTACGTTAAGCTACTTTATTACTTGACAAAGTCTAATGCGCATCTATAATATAGCGCATGGCACAAACCCCCGAAGCGAAAGTTAAAAAACAAATCAAGGGCATCCTTGAAAAGCATGGAGTGTACTACGCTATGCCGATAGGATCGGGCTTTGGTAACTCGGGCGTGCCTGATTTTCTGTGTTGTGTTAACGGCAAGTTCTTGGCTATCGAAGCTAAAGCGGGATTTAATCAGCCGACTGCATTACAAACTAAACACTTTTGCGAAATAAAGAAACGCTTTGGTGTGGCTATTGTAGTACGAGAAACTAGCATGGATTTTCTTGAGGGGACTATTAAACTTTTAAAGGATGAATGATGGCATTTTTAAACTCAGTGAAAATTTTAGCCGAGCGACTCAAGACTTACCCCGAAGAATTCAAGTATGGTAACAAGTTTTCCGACGAGTACGAAGATATACTTTTACTTGCACAGGGTAAAGAAGGGGCTTTGTGGTTTTTGAACGACCAAGAAAAAGAAACGCTTATCCTTGCGATACGAGAAGTTGAGCGTAAAAAGTTTGAAGACAACGTGTTGTTGCAGTTACTTGATGAGCCCGAAGAGCCACAACCAAAGAAGATTGTGTATAAAAAAGGATTTGGCAAAACGCAAATTCAAGCTGAAGGGCAAGCGGTAAGTTACTCAAGAATGGACGCAGTAAACAAATGAGCGTCATCACAATAGACTTTGAGACCTACTACTCTAAGGATTTCAGTCTTACCAAGATGACGACCGAGGAGTATGTGAGGAGCGAGCAGTTTGAGGTCATCGGTGTATCAGCACAGGTGGATGATGCCGAGCCAGTCTGGTTCACAGGGACAATGAGTGAGACTCAATTGTTTCTCAAGTCCTTGCAGTTAGATCAGCACATGGTGTTAGCCCACAATGCTCAGTTTGATGGGGCGATCCTGACTTGGCTATTCGATATTAAACCTAAGAAATGGTTGGATACCCTGAGCATGGCACGAGCTATTCACGGTACGGAAGTAGGCGGAAGTCTCAAGGTTTTGGCGGAGTATTATGGCGTAGGTGTTAAGGGTACTGAGGTAGTCAATGCACTTGGGCTTCGCAGGGTTGACTTCCCTCCCGACCAACTAAAACAATACGGTGAATATTGTAAGAACGATGTAGCACTAACGTATCAAATCTTTAAGCACATGATGCCGTTCCCAACTGTGGAGCTAAGCCTGATTGATATAACCTTGCGGATGTTCACCGAGCCAGTGCTAACATTAGATAGCACAAAACTGCACGCCCATTTACTCCAAGTACGACAACGCAAAGAGGAGCTACTACAAAACTTTGACAGGGATACGTTGATGAGTAATCCCAAGTTTGCCGAGTTGCTCAAAGGATACGGCATCGAGCCCCCCATGAAAACGAGCCTAGCCAACGGCAAGCAAACATTTGCGTTCTCTAAAACTGACGAGGGGTTCAAAGCCCTATTGGATCACCCTAGCTTAGAAGTACAAAGTTTAGTGGCAGCGAGGTTAGGTACTAAGTCTACGCTAGAAGAAACAAGAACCGCTCGGTTTTTGGAGATGTCAAAACGGGGGTCAATGCCAGTTCCCCTACGCTATTACGCCGCACACACAGGCCGTTGGGGTGGAGACGACAAAATCAATTTGCAAAACCTACCAAGGTCATCGCCTATTAAGCAAGCGATCGTAGCACCTGACAATTGTCAGCTTATTGACTCGGATTCATCTCAGATTGAAGCAAGAACCCTAGCATGGTTAGCCGAGCAAGACGATTTAGTGGAGGCATTTGAAAATGGACAGGACGTATACAAAATCATGGCATCTGCTATCTATGCGAAGGCGGAAGAAAAGATCGATAAGTCGGAACGCTTTGTGGGTAAGACGACGATTTTGGGGGCTGGATACGGCATGGGAGCAATTAAATTTAAGGCGCAACTTAAAACGTTCGGAGTGGATATTGAGGAGGAGGAATCTAAACGCATCATCGAAACTTATCGAAGTACTTATCCACAGATTGTCGAGCTATGGAAAGAAGGTGCTTTGGCGTTAAAAGCCATAATGAACAATCAGACTGTAAAACTTGGCCGACTGGGTGTTTTATTGGTTGACGGCAAAAAGGGAATTAAGTTACCCAATGGCTTGTACTTGAAGTACCCAAATCTACGCACGCAACAGACTGAGGGTAAGACAGAATTGGTTTACGACACCAGGAGAGGCAAAGCGCTTATCCCTACACGCATATACGGAGGGAAGGTAATAGAGAATGTATGTCAGGCCTTGGCACGAATTATTATCGGTGAGCAGATGCTTTTGATTGCTAAAAAGTACAAGGTTGCAATGACTGTGCATGATGCTATTATGTGCGTAGTACCAAGCGGTGAAACACAGCAGGCAACAGAATACGTTGAGTTGTGTATGCGTTTGCGTCCGAAGTGGGCACAGGAGCTTCCGCTTAATTGCGAGTCAGGGTTTGGCCATGCTTATGGAGACTGTTGATGAGTAAAAAAGATATCTTAAAGATATCTCAACAAGAAACATGCGCAGAGTGTGGTGTTGGTGGGGGTCATGCGCTTTATTGCGTTGCCTGTGCTGAAAAATATGTAAGTAAGGGGACAAGAATGACTAGAGAAGAATACATCAAATTATTTCACAAAGAACAATTAAACCTTGTTGCGTTCAAGCGTTTGATGGATTGCGATGAAGAAGTTTTGCGGTTAGTTAACAGTGCAATTAAAACCGAGCGTGAGGCTTGTGCAAAAATTGCAGAAGCACCGTGGCAAGGCAGTCCTAAAGCAATAGCAGAACTAATCCGAGCAAGGAAATAATAATGACTAAAGAAGAAATTGATTATTTTTTAATACAAGAACATTTTGTAAAACTTTGTAGATGGATAGCAGAACTAGA